GGCGTCGTAGTATCATTACCTTTCGCGTCTTTCTCGAACATCGTCTTTCCGCCAGTCTTCATATTCTTCCCCCCCTGTAATATCAGAGAAGTGCCTATTTGCCCAAGTGCTGCAGTTTTAGCGGAGCGTTTTGTCTGGGAGGCACTAGCTTTAGTAAGTACTCTAGAAGCACCCATGCTTCCCGCAGCAGTCATACCAGTCTGCGCGTCGGCTGCTTGCCCCCGAGCAGTACCTAGAACGCCAAGCTGCGCATTGTTTTTAATGGTTAGCCCAGCTTTGTCTGCTTGCGCTAGCTGCGCCTGATACGCTTGTGCCTCTTCTCCGCCTGATGCAGCTGTCGCTGCGCGGTCATAGCTGGCTCCACTCGCTAATGTTTGCATGGTGTCGGCGTTAGCACGGCCTCGCAATACATCTGCGGAATCGTCTTTTAACGACGAATCGCGCATATTTTGTAACAACGGGTCATACTTCTCTTTGAAGTATTTGTTTTCCGCCATCGCTACAGCCGCAGACGCTTGCTCCGCTGGAGAAGCTACGTAATCTGATTTTTTTGGTCCACTACCCATTAGATTTCTCTCGTGTAAATAATTGTGTCGATCTGCCATCCTTGCGTAACTAGGTGATCTTTTAATTCAGGTATAGCGGATCGTGTTTCTATATTCTTGTATCCGCCATCTCTAGCTTGCTGAATAAAAAAATCTTGGTGTCTTGTTACGAGATCCATGCCGCGCTTGTATGCCCAGGCTAGCCAGATCAACAGCGTCCTATCACCCGTAAACGTATCCGTCTCACCTGTAGTAACTACAAAACCGTCTTCCGTTGACCAGAGTGTTGCAGCGCCAGAGTGGCAAGCCAGATACACGTCACTAACCGAATAGGTAAATTGCGGGTTATCATCTAAAATCTCCTGAACGGCAGGTGCTACCCATTCGATACTCTTATTAATATCCGCAATTATTGGATCAGCCGCCTGAGCCATATCTTTTGCGCCGTGAATTTCGACCGCTTCCAAGTCCACCATAGATAACTCTCCTAACGACGCCTTCATCAGCGTGTCGCGCTTTTCGTTCCGCTGAATTAACGCCTTCAGAAAATAGCGATCCGTAAATCTGTGCGCCTGTTATATCAGTCCAAGCTTGCCCAGGAGTGCGAAGAAGTCGGAACAATGTGCCATTGATAATAGTGTCGCGGTACTCCTCCATAATTTCACTGTCACACGCTGTAGACGTAGTTGTAGGTTTTAGCTGCGCTCTTATAGCCGTACTAGAAACTTCCGTAGATGACGGTACTGGCACTAACCAAACAAGTGACTTTCCTTGTTTTATGTAGTACTCAGGAGTCCCTGCATTAGACTGCTCGCGCCACTTAGGTTTACGCTGCTCGATAAGCCCACTTGAAATCGGTTCGAGATCTTTACCATTAAAAACCGCTGACATTATTTTATGCACGGACGTGCCTGCCGGTGGTTCTAGATCGTATTCGTAGATATTGGCTACTGTTGTAATCGGGTCAAGCTCAACCTGATATATGCCAGTCTTTTCACAGAACTCAATAACAGCCGACCGGATATTTCTTTCAATCAAAGTATCTGGACAGCCTGCGACCATAGGCAAAATTTCGGGGAGGAGCGCTTCATAAGAAATCGCCATTTTTATACTCCAGCCTGAGCTCTACGTTCAATGTTCGGATTAGTTACTGCGTCGATCTGACCCTTGCCAGTAACAGATGCCAAGAACAACTGGAAATGACTTGAAGCTCGCTGCTGGTTACCTGCGTACTCTGCGTCTTTCATATAACTCATATACAAAACGTAGTTCATGATCGCGTTGGCAAAAATATCAGGGATTGACAGATTACCCGCCAGAGCGACGGTTGCCGGATTAGATGAATACATAATCTCAATATACGAATTACCACTAACCCCAGGATAAACGTAAAAGTTTCTCGGATTAGACTCTTCATAAACATAATGCTTTACGATAGAAGTGTGGGCTGCATCACCAGTCACAGTAGGGTCATGCCAATCTGGGCTCTGGCCGTCTAAAACCTCAATGTCAACTAGTCGCACTGCTCGTTTACCTGTGCCGTTACTAGCAGCGGACGACATGTTTCGGACGACTTTTAAAAGTCGGTTACCCGCAGTAGGTATAGATTGCTTGGTGCCAGTGACAAGGGTTATTGTCTCATTAACAGCAGAGGCGTCTGGTTTTAGTAAGGCAGTCTCGCGTTGTGCGTCGTTTACCCATAAAACGAGCTCGCCAACCACTGGCCATCTGACTCCAGTGGTGTCCTGCAATACAGCTTGTACTCTATCAATTACGCTCTGTACTGTTGTTGCCATTATGTGTACCTATGAGTTAAGTATTGATTCCCAAGCAGCTTCTCGGATATCAGAGTCGACCGTCTCGCCCATTGCTTTGTTAACTGCGCTAGCTTTTGGGAAACCGTCGGCCTTAAAATTTTTGGGATCGCCTTCATCCATCATCTTTTCTAGAGTAGTGACCAAAACTGCGCTGGGCTTAACCGCTTCTGGTACAACCACGTCTATCACATCTTCAAACTCAGCGACTTCTGCCGTTGATTCTTCGATATATTTTTCGTTGTGCACTTTCGCGCCAGCTTGTAACGCTAAAAGCCCGATCTCATCTGAAACCGTTATTGGATCTCCTGCTTGAAACACGATAGCCGCGCCAGCAAGTGTGGTAACGCGTAGCTCTTTGTCACTTATAATCTTCATGATGCTTAATTCCTAATCTATATATTAAAAAGCCCCTCCCCCTGTAAAGGAGGAGAGGCGATCGACTTACTTACTGTGCAGTATCTAAACAGATAACGCCGAAGTCCTGTACGTCACCAGTGATGTCACTGTTGTACTTAGGCTTTCGCATTCCGAAGATCTTGCCTACAGAAATACCAGACTGGTTACCGTAGTCGAAAGTATCTTCAACCATATCAGGTAAACCAATGTCAGCTAGGGCTAGAGCCTGTGCTCCGCAGAACAAAGCGCGCGCTCCGTTTACGTCTGCACCAGCACCCCACTTGTATCCAGCTGCTCCAGCGTTGCCGCTAGAACCGGAAGCAGCGCCAGACGTGTTAAACACATGACGGAACTCGTGGATCATTACGCCGTCAACCATCAGGCTAGAAGAACCGCTGAACAAGCTGTTCGAAGTACCGCGTACACCGGCGTTACGAACGTTAGCCAAGAAGCTCGCATCGAGTTTCAGGTCAGCCATCTGCTGTGGAGTAACAAACATGTGGAAAGTTTCCTGGTTACCCGCACCGCGAATACCACGAATATACTGGTCTTTAGCGTAGGCTTTCAGGTTAACGATACACTCGTAGCTAATCTTATCAACTGCGGCTACTGCGTTAGTAGCACCGGCTGAAAGACCGCCAGTAGCATCCCAACGACGGTGACGAGCAGCTGTAGGAGCAGATACGTCAGACGCAAACTCAAGGTCAACAAGTTCTTGACCGTTTACAGCGCCGCCAACAACAGTACGTAATGCGCCGTTGTTCTTATTAGTGTAAGCAACACCTGACAGCGTTAAGAATGCCAACTGATCACAACGGTCAGCCATTGCATAAGCAAGTGCGTCGCGAGATTGCTCACGGAAGTTAACTACTGTCTTCTGGTCAGACATACGACCAGCAATGCGGTTAGCAAAACGTAACTGGTCCAGCTCGATGCTAATGTCATACGCGCGGAGGGCTTCTTCGTTGCCTTCCAGAGTGAAATCACCAGTGATACCGTCGCCAGTCATGTCAGCTAGCAAAGTAATATTAGCTTTCGTACCTTTGGCGTTCTTGGTTAATTCTGTTACGCGCTGAACCATAGCGTTAGTGCCAGTTCCAGCAAACTGATTGATAAAAGATTGGTTGCGAGCTACTTTCCAGAAGTCGCGACTCCAAGTTTGAAGTTGGTCGCCCGAGAGCGTACCGAAATTTGTTAAGGCCATTATAGGCTCCGTATAAGTAAGATAATTTACCAGCGACATTATTGTCACTAATATAAGTAGCCGACTTTAGGAGCGGCTAATCCGTTTTTCTACTATCGTGTAGAAGAACGTTTAGCGTTGATTAACGAGGGTCGTCCTCGGCAAGTTTTACGCCTGTACAGGCGAGGGGTACGTTTTTAGCGGCTACGGGCCGATCAGTTATCGTACTGATAGACGTATCAATCATATTAGTACAGCTAATAAAACAATGCAACCGCTATCGATACTTAGCTGTCTTTTTGGCTATCTTCTTAGGCTGCTGAAAAGCCATCACCACTTAACCTTATCGGCCCAATAAGCTGCCGACATCTTTCCCTTGGCGATGTTCTTGCCATGACGCGC